CTGCTGCAGCTAGAGGAGCGCGGGATTGGCGTGCAGCAAGAGCTGCAAGATATGTATAACCTTTCCGGCGAAGAGCTAGCAAAGGCGATTAGCAAGGGTCAAGTTAGCGCCGAAGCATTTGAGGTCGCCATTGAACGATTGACAGAGAAAGGCGGCAAATACGCAGGCGGGGCTATTGCCCAGTCAGATACGTTGAACGGTAAATTCAGCACGTTGCAGGATAATGTTGACCAACTTGCTCGCACTATCGGTCAAGTATTGAGCCCTGTTATCAAATCTGTTCTCAATGAAGCAATCAATGCCATAGGCGTAATTAATAACCTTTTGGCAAAAGGCGCAGAGGCGGAATTTACCAAGGATGTCTTTTGGACGCGAATCAAGCTTGGTGCAGGGGCAACATCTCAAGCCGTCGATGACATTGCAAAAAGCCTAGACAAGGTTACTTTTGGAAGCACTGAAGCTGAAATCGCTGTAAATCTGCAGGCACTACAGAAATTCCAAAGGCTACTGCAAAGTGTTGGCGCGGATGATCCAAATGCAAAACGCGCAGAACAACTTCAAGGAACCATCTTCAATTTAATTCAAAAGAATCTTGATTCTCAGCAAAAATTAAACGATGAAGCGGGAAAGCTTGACTCTCCATTGATAATTCCAACGCTGACAGAAGGGAGCGGTCAGGCAAAGAAGCTGACAGATGAGCTAGCAAAATCTTACGACGAAGGACAAAATTTAATTACGTCTTTTACACGGCAATCTGAATTATTGAACACGTCAGTTGAAGCGGAAAGGCAAAGGCTCCAGATTCAATATGACTACCAGGACCGAGCAGAGCAAATCGCCGGCTTGAAAGATTTAGAGCAGCAAACAGTCCTAACCATATTGAATGATGAGATCAAGAGGCTTGAACTGGCACAGCTTCAAACAGAAGAGCTAGATAAACAGAAAAAGGCTTATTTAGAGATGATGGAAAAGGCGGCTGAATTCGCCAAGGATCCCAAATTCTCTACTCCGTTCACAGACGCACGAAAACATTCGGAGGCTTTGCGAGAGGAACTTGAATTATTAACAAGCGGTTTGCAGATTATCAAGGATAGTTCGGCTGCACTTGGCCAAGCCTTCTCCGATGCGTTCACGACTGCAATGACTGAGGCGACTAACGCACAGGAAGTGCTTGCGGGATTCTTTGATTCATTGGCAAATAGCTTTATTGACATGGCAGCAAGGATGATTCAAGCAGCCATTGAGATGATGGCCTTCAATATTTTGAACGACATTTTCAACCCGGTTTCAAGCGTTATTCCTGGAGCGGCTGAGCTTGCTGCAGATCCTTTCGGCGGGAATGTGCAGCTTGCAATAGGCGGCGCACGAGCGAATGGCGGAACCGTTATGGCTGGCAACAGCTATTTGGTTGGAGAAAGAGGCCCTGAAATCTTTACCCCTGGCGTCAGCGGCGGTATTGCGACTGGCGTTAGCGGCGTCGGTAATGTGACCGTCAATGTGGATGCATCCGGCAGCTCTGTACAGGGTGATTCCTCTCAGGCGAATATGCTTGGGGCAGCACTGGGCGCCGCAGTCCAAGCCGAACTGATCAAACAGAAGCGACCTGGAGGATTGCTCGCATAATGGCTACCTTCCCAGCGATCACCGCCTCATACGGCGCACAAAAAACCAATCAGCCAAAGACTCGAACTGTTCAATTTGGCGATGGATACGAACAACGAATTGCTTTTGGTATTCCCGGCCATGTCAACCCTCGTCAATGGTCTCTGACTTGGCAAAACATCACCGAGACAAACGCCGACACGATCGAGGCCTTTTTGCAGGCTCGTGCCGAAGATTCCGCCAGTTTCGATTGGACGCCACCGGACGAGGCAACTGCTTACAAATGGGTTTGCGCTGAATGGAGCAAAACAATCACTTACAACAATCGCGCCACGATCTCAGCAACCTTCCGTGAGGTATTTGAACCGTAATGGCAATCCCGGTTTCAGAGCTTCAAAAAATCAATCCCAGCCACATCATCGAGCTGTTCCAGCTTGAGCTTGATGCAGCTGTTCATGGTGCCGGCACGACTTATTACTTTCACGCTGGCAGCAACATGGATGCCAACGGTGAGCTGATCTGGAATGGTCAGGCTTACCAACGTTTCCCGATTGAAGTCACTGGGTTTCAGTACAACGGTCAGGGCAGCCTGCCGCGCCCAACAATCCGAGTTTCAAATGTCCTCGGAACGATCACTGCGATTTTGCTTGCGGTCAATGGTTTCACCGTTGGCAACGATTTGGCTGGCGCAAAGCTGACCCGTATCCGCACCATGGCGCGGTACATCGACGCCGCAAATTTCAGTGGCGGCACCAACCCTTACGGCACACCGGACCCTACGGCTGAGTTCCCACAAGAGATTTACTACGTCGATCGCAAAGTCACCGAAACCCGAGATCTAGTCGAGTTCGAGTTGGCGGCTGTGTTTGATCTCGCTGGGGTGCGTAGTCCGAAGCGCCAGTGCATCGCCAATTTTTGCCAGTGGGTCTACCGCTCAACTGAGTGCGGCTATACAGGCACGAGCTATTTCGATGCGAACGACAACCCGGTGGCCAGTGCAGATGATGACGTTTGCGGTAAGCGCCTAGACAGCTGCAAGTTGCGCTTTGGTGCTACAGCCGAATTACCCTTTGGGGGCTTCCCTGGTGTTGGCACGTTCTACGCATGATTTGGCGCACTAACGCACTGGAGCACGCAAAGGCGGAGTTCCCCCGCGAATCATGCGGTCTGCTGGTGGTGGTCAAAGGTAGAAAACGTTATTGGCCATGCAAAAACCTGTCAGAGGGAACCGAGCAATTCATTCTTGACCCCGCTGACTACGCAGAGGCAGAAGATAAAGGCGAAGTTGTCGCGGTTATCCACAGCCACCCGTTCACTAACCCAGCCCCCAGCCAAGCTGATCGGGTTTCGTGTGAACTCAGCGGACTGCACTGGTACATCGTTAATCCCAAAACCGAGGCATGGGATGAATGCAAGCCCGAGGGTTACAAGGCACCTCTGATCGGTCGCACATGGGCATGGGCAATCACCGATTGCTGGACACTGGTCCGCGACTGGTACGCCGAGCAGGGATTGCAGCTGCCCGATTACGAGCGCCCGATCACTGTGCAGGAATTCGAGGATGCCCCGCTGTTTGAGGAGAACTGGAAGAGCGCAGGATTTAGACCGTTAACCGAAGACGAGTCGATCGAGGTCGGAGACATGATTTTGATGCAGATTGGCGGCAAGGGTCTCAACCACGTCGGCGTCTACATCGGTGACCAGCTGGTACTGCACCACTTGCGTGGCAGATTGTCGAGCCGTGATCTGTACGGTGGTTGGCTGCAAAAATGCACAGGTCGCGTGCTTCGGCACCCCAGCTTCAGTACGATGGAATGAAGGTCGGCTGGTTCCATGCTCCGCGAGATTCGAGTTTATGGGCAGCTGGCGAAATTCTTAGGTCGCCGCACGTTCAAGGCTGCTGTCAGCAACGCAGCTGAGGCGTTCCGTTTTCTGCTCGCCAATTTTCCGCAGCTTGAAAAGCACATGGCGGAACAGCGCTACAGAGTAAGTGTCGGTAATTACAACATATCTTTGGGCGAACTTTACGATCCGGCCGGAAGGCAAACCATAAAAATTATCCCTGTTATTGGCGGTGCTAGCGGTGATCCACTGGGAGACATTTTGATTGGCGCAGCAGTTATCGGCTCGTTGTTTATCCCGGGCGCCACAGCATTTCTTGGTACGACTCTTACAGGAATTGCGATTACAACCGGCGCAGCCTTAATTCTTGGCGGAACCGCTCAGCTGCTTACACCCACCGAAAGCTTGACACCAATTGGGGTTGATTTAACTGCTGGCACAGATACGGGAACCGAAGGCACGGTGCTTGATCCTCAAGAAAGTTACAGCTTTAGTGGTATCCAGAACACGTCAAGGCCGGGCGTACCACTGCCTATCTGCTACGGCGAAATTATCGTTGGCTCAATCGTTATTTCTACCGGCACTGACACAATTCAGGAGGCAGTATGACCGACAAACTGATTCGTGGTGCTGGTGGCGGTGGCGAACCGACGCAGGTAAATAACACCTACTTTGTTGAAGCAACGACGGTACAACGCCGCGATCCGGTAGAAACTGCAGACAGTCTTGCTAGCAGTCAAAGTATCAACTTTGTTGATCTGCTTTGCGAAGGCGAGATTGAGGGTTTTCCGTCAGCGGCTGGCTACACCCTCGGCACTGATGCTTACAACCAGGCAGCGTTAAAAGATGTTTATATCGATGGCACTCCTATTAACAGTCCTAGTGCCGACCCTAACAATATTCAGGCAGTAGACCGAAACTTTACGGTTCAAGCCTTTGTCCCAAAGCTCGGCACTCAAGCACAAGCTGCAATTAACGTTGCCATTTCCAATGAATCAACCGAAGGCGTTGGCGTAATCGTTAAAAACGGCAGCAATGAGAGTTTTGATTATTCAAGCAGCACCCAATACGGCTCTGGTGGTGAGGAAATTTTTGTTGCCACAAACGTCACAAACGCCAGTCAGCTTTTAATCCAAACGACCTATGGCGTTGTTGGAAGCACCGCTGGAAGTCTGTTAACCAAGCTGCAAGTATTTAATGCATCAAATATTGTTGTTGCTGAAACCACTAGCACTTCAGCGGCAACCAGCTTAAGCCTTGTTCTCACGGGGCTGTCTGAGTCCGACGTTTTCTCTATTCGAGTTAATTTCTCCTCAACGGGTGGTGCATCTGAAGATGAGCGATTTATTGTTGGCAACCTTGTTTACTCCTATGCAAACGCGACCGAATCATCGCAGGCAGTTACCCGTCAGATTACTGACACAACCATTGATGCTGTTCGCGTCACACTAACTTGGCCGGCACTGCAAGAGTTCACAGAAGCGGGTGACGTTCTTGGTTCAGCAGTCAACATTGGCATTTATATTCAGCAAAATGGCGGGGGCTATGCCCTTGCACTTGCCGACGCTGTTGTAGGTAAATCATCTCAGCAATATCAGAAAGATTATCTAATCGACCTGCAAGGCAAAACATTCCCCGTTGACATTCTCGTTCAAAGAGAAACAGCTGACGGTTCAAATCTGATCCAAAACGATTTTTACTGGACCAGCTACACCGAGATCATCTTTGAAAAGCTGCGCTATCCAAACAGCGCCGTTGTAGCGGTACAGCTTAAGGCTGAAGACTTTAGCAATATCCCAAGCCGCACCTACAAAATTCGCGGCCTAAAAGTTCAGATTCCAAGTAACGGCACTGTTGATCAAACCAACGGACGCATCACCTACAGCGGCGTTTGGGATGGCACATTTGGCGCAGCTGTCTGGACTTCCGACCCGGCGTGGGTGCTCTGGGACTTGCTTACGTCTACCCGCTATGGATTTGGCGACCACATTTCTGCAAGCCAACTAGACAAATTTGCATTTTTCTCTGCCAGTCAGTATTGCAGCGAGCTGGTTCCTGATGGCTTTGGCGGTCAAGAGCCCAGATTCTCCTGTAACGTCCTGATTCAAAATCAAGATCAGGCATACACGCTGATCAATGAGCTTTGCTCTGTAATGCGCGTCATGCCCTACTGGGCAACTGGCACGCTGACGATTGCACAAGATAAGCCGGTTGATTCGTCTTATCTGTTCACCCTTGCAAACGTTTCGCCAGACGGATTCACCTACAGCGGCAGCAGCTTAAAGACGCGCCACACCGTTGCAGTGGTGAGCTACTTCGACATGGATACCCAAGACCTTGGGTACGAGTACGTCGAAGACCGAGACGCCATCGCCAAATACGGCGTTGTTACGACCAACATTGAGGCTTTTGCCTGCACAAGTCGGGGACAAGCAAACCGGCTAGGCGAGTGGCTTCTGTACTCCGAGCAGTACGAAACAGAGGTTGTCACCTTCACCACATCCGTCGATGCGGGTGTGCTGGTGCGTCCCGGTGCTGTCATCGAGATCTCAGATCCTGTCAAGGCTGGTGTTCGCCGTGGTGGTCGGATCAGCGCCGCAACTACCACCACCGTCACTGTTGACGACACGGCATCAACTGATCTGGACAGCACAAACAACCCAACCCTCAGCGTACTTCTGCCTGACGGAACGGTTGAAAGCAAGGCGGTCACAGACATCACTGGCGCCGTGATTACCGTTGGCTCTGCCTTCAGTGCTGCACCAAACGTCAACAGCGTCTGGATTCTGCAAAACAACACGCTGCTGACAAGCACTTGGCGCGTGCTGACGATTGAAGAAAGCGACGGCATCAACTACAAAATCACCGCCCTTTCGTACAACTCCAGTAAGTACGACTACATCGAGCGTGATCGTCCGCTGCAGCAGCGCGACATCAGCATCTTTGATTCCAGCCCCAATCCGCCAAGCAATCTGACGGCAGAGGAGACTTTGTTTGAGCGGAACGGTCGAGCAGCATCGAAAATTATTGTTTCTTGGGATGCTGAGAAAGGGGTTAGCAAATACCGGGTTAGTTATCGCTATGAAAACGACAACTGGACCAGCGCAGATGTTGAGGCTCCGACCTATGAAATCATCGACAGTATTAAAGGCACTTACGAAATCCACGTTTATAGCCTGAATGCTGTTGGCGTACCTTCCAATACCTACGCCGATCTTACATTCCAAGCCTTCGGCAAAACGGCGCCGCCAGAAGATCCGACTGGGATCAACGTCATACCCAACTCGCTATACACAGCAATTGTCAGCTGGAACCCCGCCCAAGCCTTGGATGTAATTCTTGGCGGCAAAGTTATTGTTCGCCATAGCTTTGAGGCTGCTGCAACTTGGGAAAACAGCAACGACATTGATGTTGTGGGTGGTGCCGAAACGCAAGTTCAAGTTGCTGCACTTGAGGGCACCTACCTAATCAAATTTGAGGATGACACAGGCAACCGTTCTGTAAATGCTGCAAGTGCAACTGTCAGCTTGCCAACCTAACTGCCAAGGTTGCTTGTTCAGAGCTATCGGGAGGATCAAGA